AAAGAAGAACTAACCGAAGAAGATTATGAACGTGAAGAGGTCAAGTATCACATTATGACCTGTATGAAACAAGCTTTAAATGCAGCACGTAGTCGTGGTGGTAACATCGACGAAGGTAACCTGATCTATGTGTTTGATCTGGGCATCAACGCAGCACAGGCGCAAGCAGAAGTTTACTCTTACCTTCAATGGGAGAACGAACTAATCAAACAAGGCAAGGCACCAGAGCATCACCACACAGTTGCATGGTTAGAAGGTTGTGCAGAAAAATGGGCAGACTGTCCATCTAAATTTGCAGAAAGTCGTGGGTTTAATTTGTTAGATGAAACGTCACTAACTAACACACCACAATTAGAGGATAAAACTAATGGCTCATAAATTAGTAAAGTATAGACTTGAAGATGATGGAACCATTCCAACTTGGCTAACATTTGGTGTTCCACAATCAACAAGTGGTATGTATGCAGTTAAAGACCCAGACACAGCATCACCGCAAGATTGGATTATGATTGGCATTTCTGCAAGTGGTGCAAGTATTGCTAATGCAATAGAAGAAATTACAAGTCAATCTGACTTAGAAAATTATTTATCAACACAAGCAACAGCGAATAGTTGGACAGACCTAGACCCAGATGATCCAAATGCAACAGTTGACTTTGATGCGGCTGCACATGCACAACGTGTGTGGGATGATCTTACAGCCTTGAACAGTTAAGTTAAACTTGACAAATTTAGATTTATGAGTTAAACTATGAGTGAAGTAAAACTTTCCCCAGATGAACTAGAAGCTATGCTAGATCGTGCAGCTAGACGTGGAGCTAAAGAAGCTTTACGTTCTATTGGTCTACTTGATGATGATGCACACAAAGACATTACAGAGATGCGTAGCTTACTAGAAGCTTGGCGGGATACTCGTAGGTCTGTTTGGGCAACAATAACAAAATTAGTCACTGTCGGCGTACTGACATTTATAGCTGGTGCAGTGTGGATGACAATGAGTAAATAAGGAATAGTAATATGGCATCAGCATATGAAGCATATCTACAGCTACAGCAAGCATTAAATGCATCTGGAGCAGAACAACAAGCTCTTGTTAATGAAGCAAAAGCTACGTTAGAAGCATCTGTAAATCCTGCCGAAACTACAGTTACATCAAGTAGTGTACCTGCATGGGTAGACCCTGATTATAGCTATAATGTGGACAAACCACGTAAGCCCAACATGCGTGAGATGATGGAGCTTATTGCAGGTAGAAGTGTAGAAGAACTTTATGCTGATCCTAACTCTAATTGGCAAGACATATCAAGACAAGCATCTAATTTATTATATGGCTCTGTAGGTTCTAATGAAGATACCCGTGATTTTTTAGCTATCACTGCTGCAGCTACTGACCCTAACACAGGAGAGTTAGATGCTAAAAAGTTTGTAGCCGCTACACAAATTGCTACATCACAAATGTACGGTGGCACTACAGTTAAGTATCAATCAGGTGGTTATGAAACAGATGAAGCAGGTAACACTGTAGTAGATAACAATGGTAATCCTGTTGAGCTACCACCTAGAGCATATATTGTTGGTGGAAATGGTACTATCTTACGTGGTTTCAATATTAATAACGTAGATAGAATGACAGAAGAATTAACTTCGTTTGGTGTACAAACTGTAGATTGGGTTGGCGATCTTATGAATGCTATGCAACAATCTGGTAGTTTTGATCAAGTGCAAATGCAACGTAACTTAAAACTACTAGGTGATTTGCAGAATACGTATAACCCTTGGGCTGATTATCAAGACATTTGGGGAATGGAAGGTTTAACTACTGGTGTTGCACCTACAGTTGATAACTTTCAAGTTGTGACAGGTAAAACACTTAGTGGTACAGCAGCAGGTACTGAAACAACACAAGTTGGTACGGAAGCTACACAAGTAACGGGTGACCAAACACAACAACAGACAACTAGTACGGATGCAGTAGCACAGGCTGCTAATCAAGCTATACAGACACCACAAGATTTACCTCAAACCGTATCTTACCAAATGCCACAAGGTTATCAAGGTTCGGGGTTTATGCCTACGTACATGGATCAAACAACTATGGGCATGACGCCAACTACTATGATACCTATGACAGGTACATTTACTAAACCTGTAGGTACGAGCATGTTGGACACACAACCATCACAGACATATACTATTGGTCAGACAACTACACCTACACCACAGGCTCCTGCACAACAGTCCTATGATGTACGTATGTATCGTAATAATGCTGGCATGACTACAAGTATTACATTTGTAAATGGTCAACCGCAGACACCAATTCCCTCTGGGTTCTATCCTGTAGATCAACAACCTGCAGGGCAGATGCCGTATCAACCACAGGTTCCTCAAGTGCAAACACCTATACCTCAACCAGTAACGGGCTATACGCCCCAGTTTATGAATCAAGGCGGCATCGTACCACCTATGCCTACACCTTCAGGTAATAAGTTTGGTGGATTTAAACCAGAAGCATTGCAACGTATTGCACAAAACCTTGGTTACTCAGGTGACATGGGTGGCTTTGGTCAATACTTGAATGACAACCCAGATAAAAAACAAAAGATGGATAACTATACTGCTCGTGCTCGTCAAATGGCAGAGGGTGGTATGGTTAAAAAGTACGAAGAAGGTGGGGATGTTACTACTGTATCATTAGAGCAGTATGATCCTCGTGCACTAAATCAACAGTACATTCCACAACAACCTGATTATACTGGTCAAGATATTACTCAGGTACAAGCTGCACTAGCTAAAACTCCAGGGTTACCTACTGGTGCAACTGTGGTTCCTGTTGGTACTCAGGTAACTGCAGATCAACTTGTATCTCCTTACTCAGGCCAAGTGGCTGGTTCTGTAGCACTGCCTACTGCATTAGCTGCAACTGAACAAGCTATGATGCCTGTAACAGGAGGGGCAACATTGATGTCTCCTGTAGAAGCTGCAGGTGCTATTGGTGCAACTGTAGATCAAACACAAGCTGCACAACTAGAGCAAGTAGCACAGATAGATGCTGCACAATTAGAAGAAAGTAGCCTATCACAATTAAAAGCCGCACAAGGTACTGGCATTGCTATGGACAACCCTGTTCAAAGGGAAATCCAAGATGGTGAACTTATATCTGGTGTAGCTAACGCTGAAAAAGCTGCAGAATTTACTGAACAAATTGAAGCTGCAACTGCACAACCATCTACTAAAGCTACAGTAGCAGGACAATTAGAAGGTTTAATGCAACAGTTTGAAGGTGGTGATAATCCACCTTGGGCTGCAGCATCTATGCGTAATGCAATGGCTACATTGTCTGCACGTGGTTTGGGAGCATCTAGCTTGGCAGGTCAAGCTGTAATTCAAGCTGCTATGGAAGCTGCATTGCCTATCGCACAAATGGATGCACAGACACAGGCACAGTTTGAATCACAGAACTTGTCTAACCGTCAACAACGTGCTGTACTTGCTGCACAACAACGTGCACAGTTCTTGGGACAAGAGTTTGACCAAGCATTCCAAGCTCGTGTAATTCAAGCAGCTAAGGTTAGTGATGTTGCAAACATGAACTTTACTGCTGAACAACAAGTAGCATTAGAGAACTCACGTATTGCAAATACTATGAACCTAACTAACCTGTCTAATCAACAGGCTATGGTAATGGCAGAGGCATCTGCACTAGCCAACTTGGACATGGCTAACCTAAACAATCGTCAGCAAGCTGCTGTACAGAATGCTCAGAACTTTTTGCAAGCTGATCTTACTAACTTGTCTAATCAACAACAGACAGAATTGTTTAAGGCGCAACAACGTGTTCAAGCATTGTTTACTGATCAAGCTGCAATTAACGCTGCACAACAGTTTAATGCTACATCACAGAACCAAGTTGATCAGTTCTTTGCAAGTTTGCAGAGTAACACTGCACAGTTTAATGCTTCACAAGCTAATGCACAAGCACAGTTTAATGCAGGTCAGGTCAATGTTATTGAACGTTTCAATGCTGAGATTAACAACCAACGTGATCAGTTCAATGCACAGAACCGTTTGATCATTGACCAGTCGAATGCACAGTGGCGTAGAGAGATTGCAACTGCAGACACTGCAGCGGTTAACCGTGCTAACGAAATCAATGCACAGGCATTGCTAGGTTACTCACAGCAAGCATATAACAACTTGTGGAACTACTATGCCGATAACATGGAATGGGCATGGACATCTGCAGAGAATGAACGTCAACGTTACATGAACTTGGCTATTACTAAGATGCAAGGTGACACAAGTATGGCACTAGCCGATGCTAAAGCTGACTACGAATCATCTGCAGGTTTTGGTCAATTGATTGGTAAAATCTTAACAACAGATTTGAGTGACACACTAGCAGGTTCTATCTTTGGTGGACTATTTTAAGGAAATATAAAATGTTTAATCCCGCATTAAAAGCATACAGAAACTTACAAATACCTACGAATAATACTCCTACTAAGCCTAGTGGTGGATTGTTAGCTAGGGATATGACACCTAAAAATGATACAGCTAATATGGAACCACGTCAACGTGTTGCCAGTTATGTAGCAGAGATACGTAAAGTAAGACAAGGATTAAACAATGGCTGATACACCACAAGTTATGATTGATGCCCCTATTGCAGGGCAATCACTTACTGCAGAGCTAGGTAGTAGGCCGTGGCAGCAACCTCCACAGTATACTACTGTAGAAGAAGCACTTGATTACTACATCCCACGTATCTTGGAGCCTACACTTCAAGACGATCTTATGAACGTGATTGAACTAGGCATACCTTTAACAACAATTGCAGATACCTTACAAACAGGTGGGGCAATGGAAGGTAAACATACTCTTGATGTTGGCTTATTAATAATTCCTGTACTTATTGAAACACTTGCTTACTTAGCAGAAGAGCAAGGCATTGATTATGTAATGGGTACAGATATTGAAACAGATGATAAGCCTTCAAGTTCAGCAGTTGCTCTTGCTATCAAAAAGATTAAAGCTAAGAGTAATGAACCTGTAGAGGAAGAGCCTGAAGAACAGATGGAAATGGAACTAGAAGAACCTTCTGGTGGTTTAATGTCTAGGAGAACAGTATAATGGCTTTTAATTTTGGTGCCTTTGTAGGTGGTATGTCACGCCAGATTGTAGCTGACATTGAACGTGAAGAAGAATATGAACTAAAGATGAAACAGATAGCCGAAACAGAGGCTATGCGTCAACGTGCTGCACGTGCAGGTGAACGTAAAAAGAAGCAAGCTGCTCTTGAAGCATCTGTAGGTGCACTAAAGTTTCTTGGTTATAGTGATCAGGCTGCTGCAGCTATTGCACGTCAAGGTGAGTATGCTGTAGGACTTGCACAGAACATTGGTGAACAGGCAATGAAGAAAGGTGTTGATGTAAACACTATCTATAATATGCCTAACATTGATTCTGATTTAGAAGTTGGTAGCAAAGACATGACCGAAACTGTTAATGCAGCCAAAGCTGATGCACCTAAGATTTCTACAGGTGTAATGGGCTTGGACACTGAAGCTTATCAAAACTTGTTTGCTGAACCCGATAAAATTGAAAGCTCATATAGTGCACGACTAGCTGTAATCTCACAGAAACTGGCACGTAATCCTAACCGTGCAGATGCTGATGCATTGAAGACTGAACAGACACAACTGTTTGCTGACTTACGTAAGATGAAAGAAGCTGAACGTGAAGAAAAAGGTACAGTGACACCTTCGTTTGATCTAGGTTCTATTACATCAAACACTAATGAGATTCGTCGTGGTCAGTTAAATCGTTATGGTTTTGAAGTTGGTGTTGATGGTGCTATTGAAAACCTTACTGAAGGTAATATGCATAGGGCTGACCTTGCGGAACTTGAAGTAGCTAATCAGTTGAATACTCGTAACCAAGGTATTGAAGACCCTAATATGACACTAGCTGCGCAAGGCATACGTGAATCTGCTGTACGTAACTTGAATGAATACGGATGGAATACATACTATAATAAAAAAGATCGTTTAAAAGAAGCACCATCTAACGAAGCTTTTGTTTCTAGTATGAAACAAGGAGAGTATCGTCAAGGTCAAGTTGTTACAGTTGGCAACAAAGTAATTCTTTATACAGGTGTTCCTGACTATCGTACAGGGCAACCCTTTATTGTTTTGACACCAGATATGGATATGTAAATGGCAGATTCAGCATTGCAATTCCTTAACGATTACGATGAAGGAAGTGCAGACGAACAAACATTAGTAGTGCCAGAGCAACCTGTTACACAGGCGCAGCCAGTTGAGGTTGACAGTGCTCTTGACTTTTTAAATAAACAAGATGCTACTACGGACGTAAAGACAGAAGTGGAATCTTTACCTGACGAAGAACCAGAAGAAGTTCTTGCTCCTGAAGATGATCCTAAATACGTAGAGTATTATGCTAAACGTTTACAGCCTGTGCCTGATGGTGCTGTACCTTTTCAAGAGTATATACAGGATGACCGTACACGATTAGAAAAAACACGTGAAGAGTTTTCTTTTGTTGAAGATTTATCAGAAGAAGAATTAGAATACTTCGGTGACGTAATGACTAAAGCACTACGTGAGGGTGAATCCATGCGTGGTGCTGATCCTATTTCATTTGGGCTTAGTTACTTACCACCAAAAACATTACTAAAAATAGCAGAAACATTTAGTAAAATAGGTGCTGGTGCTACTGATCAGTTAGAGAATGCACTAACACAACTACAAGAAACAAGCCCTATGGCATTTACTGCTATAGATAAAGTCGTAGCAGGTGGTAGGTATGCAGAAACTAAAGACCCTGCAAAATTAGCAGATGATATTGCTGATATATACGGTACGGCAGGAGAGTTTTTAGAAACAGTACCTGCTGTTGGTACATTGATGGCTTCGTATAATAACATTATCAATACACGTAGTCGTATGCCACGTAATTTAAATAAAGGTGTGGCAAAAGAAAAGAAAGAAATTGCACGTGCTAATCGTTACAATCCAAAGGGTGCAGAGCTTGCAACTATGGAGACTGCAGAACAGGCACGTATTGCTGCACGTGAAGCTGCTGAAGCTAACCGTGACATATCTAATCAGCTTATTCGTGAGTTTGAAGAAAAGACTGGCAAGACAATATCTAAAGAACAAGGTGATAATCTTGTACTTGATCCTGATCTTGCTCGTGAAGCAGGACGTGAGACTGCACGTGAGATAACGGAACGTGATGGTGATCTGTTTGATCTAGCACTAGGTGATGATGTTATCACATCCCCTATTCTTAGCCCAGACAAGTTTGATGGTATCGTAGCTATTGCCTCTGATCTAAAGAGAGCATACCCTGAGTCGTTTAATAATAACAAAACTGTTATTGACAACCTATTTGAATTAACAGTCAACAAAGATTTGATTGCTGGTCAAGAGTTAATTGATTCATTAAACAAATATGGCCTGTCATTTGAAGATTATGTATTGACTGTCGTAGGATCAGGCTCTGATGCAGGTAGATTGCTACAGAAACTTGGGCAGATTAAACGTGTAAAGCCTAAGAATGTAGCAGATGCAGATGATGCAGCTAAGAAAGCTCGTGAAGCTGGTGACTTTCGTAAAGGTGTGATGCGTGTAGAGAACATTCGTCGTGGATTACTTGTGTCGCAGATTGCAACTGCCGCACGTAACCTTACATCAGGTGTTATTCGTGCACCTATGGAAGGGCTAGGCAATGTCATGGACAGTGCTATCTATGCGGCACAGAAAAAAGGACCAGTGTCTGGTGCACTAGAGCTATTCTCTGGGGACAATTGGAGTGGTAGCTTTAGTAACATGAAGTACATGTTCTCTCGTCCTGATGTTGCAAAGGGATACACCGACTTAATACTTGGTGCACCTGAGTTATCTAAACAGTTTGATAACATGTTTAATAACATTAACGAAATACAAAAGCTAACAGGACGTGGTACTGGTACAAAGTTAGATAAAGTAATGTCAGGCATGGAAGATGTTGTCGATGTACTGAACACACCTAACCGTTGGCAGGAATATCTCATTCGTCGTGGTCAGTTCTTTGGTGAACTAGAACGTTTAGTTAAACGTGAGTATGATGTTGACCTGATAGACACTCTTAATGAAGGTAAACTACAAGACCTATTGAATGATGCATCTACCATTCGTCCAGAGGGATCACCTAGTTTTGTGTCTCTTGTAGATGATGCCGTAACAAAAGCTCTTGATGTTACCTATGCTAAACAACCTGAGATACCAGTGTTCCGTAGTGTATCTAGCTTCATTACACGTAATGGTTTAACTACTATCATGCCATTCCCTCGTTTCATGTTCAACAGTATGGAACTGATGGGACAATATGCAGGTGGTGCATCAATACCATTGACCCGTAAGATGGCAAGTGTAGTGATGAAGGGCCAACGTGGTCCACTTACATCTAAAGATCGTCAACGTATTACACGTAACCTCATGGGTATGGCTGCTGTAGGTGCTGCATATTGGTATCGTTCATCAGAGAATGCCCCACCCGAATATAATCAAGTGGCTGTAGGTACAGATGCACAGATGGACACTACACCTACATATCCTATGGCACACTTCTTGTACCTTGGTGAAGCAACTAAACGTATGGGTGACGGTACATTTGATGATTGGTTTGATTCACAAGAGTTTGTTGAGCTATTCACAGGCAGTAACTTCCGTACAGGTGTGGGTAATTCTATACTTGAAGAAGTTGCACAGATGGCAGATGCTACTGACCTAACTGCAGGTGCTGCCACAGGCCGTGCATTGGGCCGTACACTAGGCAATTACTTATCCACGTGGGCTGTACCCTTCGGACAGATTATTGATGCTCAGAGGGCTGCAGGTGTACGTGGAACAGAATATAAAGATGTAGCAAGTGATCCTACACTTGACTTCGGTACAACGTTTAAGAAAGAAGTTACACGTTCTCTCAAGCAACGTGGCATTGGTGTAAGTGCAGAAGAGGAAGCTGCTGCACCAAAGGCAGAGTACCCATTCTATCCAGAGGGCAGAGAACGTTTACGTCCTGAGTCCAAGTTTATCGGTGCCACTATCACTAACCGTGCAAGTGAAGACGGTGAATACTTAATGCGTTATGGCTTTGATTGGCGTGACTTTGGTAGCCGTAGTAAAGTGCCAAGCATTAAACGTTTTGAAACAAAGCAGATAAATAATCTGATGCCTACAATCGTAGAGTCAGCACGTAAATTAGAAGAAAAGTTTGTAAGAGAATACGAAGAAGGTTCTGATGTTCTACGTAACGAGTTTACTGTAGAGGAATATGTATCTAACAAAGTACGTCCTTACATTCAGGAACAAGTTAGAACATTTAAATCTAAGATCAGAGAAGGTTCTGTTAGTGAAGGTGACGATTACACACGTGCATTGCAAACATATTCCCGTGTACCTTCCAACTTCCGTAAACTTGCAACTACAGACTTTGTAGATAGGTATGATCGTGTGCCTGATCCACAGAGTTCAGAGGATTTACAAAAGCTGATAGCAATAGCAAAAGCATACAGAGAAACATACTAATAAAAAGGGCGGCTTAATTGCCGCCCGATTAGTTTTTACCGCTTGTCTCCACTACCAGAGAGGACACCCCTTACCTTTCGGTCATGTAGCTTACGTAAATTATTCCTCGCAAGCTCAGTCATGTCTACATTTAGATCACGACATAGTGCAGCAATGTACCACAGACAATCTCCCACTTCGTCTGCTATTGCTTCACGATCAAACTTCCCATCACGTAAAATCTTTTTGACTTTATTAGCAACCTCACCTGCCTCTGCCGCCAAACCTAGTGCAGGATAGATTACTTGATGTTCATGTTTATAGATCGCAGTCTCCGATGCCATATCTTGATATGACTTGAAGTTTAGGTTTTCATATTTACTTTCCATAAATGCTCTAGCCTCTTCCTGTAAGTTGTTCATACTCCTTCACCCGTTTTAACTGCTCGTAGTAGGCTTTGTTAAACCCACGTTCCCACTCCCTGTATTGCATTGTATCATCAGGGAATGGATTAACGACACGCCCCTGTCGAAAATCCTTGTAGCCTTTCTCGTATTGAAATTTTAACGGTGCATCATATTTGCCAAGGCCACGTTCTTTGCGAGTTAGTTGTTTTTTCATATGCATTCTCCTTATGCTACGTTGATTAATTCTGCTTCTGTGTACGGAATGTGATAGAACAGTTCACCCTTGAGGATGTTACGTCCATGTGCCTCACGTAGACGATCCTCTGTCAGGCTAGTATCCTTGACACGCCATGCTTGCTTCATATCTTTACGGAAGATGTAGAAGTTAAGCACTCCATTCTCCCCCTCGTACTTTGCAAGTAAACGTCCCTTACGTTCAGGAATACGAATGTCCTTCCAGTCGGTAGGCCAGTCACCTTTCCATGCAAGCTTTACTTCAGCTTCATTAAAGTATGTATAATCTTTTTTCGTTGATACAATATCCACATTATAATTCTCCTTCATGTCTGCTATCTCATGCCCTGCACTTGTTAGATACTCTGCAAGTTTTTCTTTTGCAGGAGCATCATATGCTTCATACAATGCACGGCTAAATTGTTTACGTGTTCCCATTATCTTTCCTCCACATTAGTTCAAATAAAAGTTTCTTTTGTTCGTACTCTGACATTATACACCAATCCCGTATCTCGTCAATAGTTCTTTTACACCCTGTGCAGTATCCATCGTTAGCAATACGACAGACCTGTACACAGGGTGATGGAATAGTGCCTAACTGTTTACGGTTCCTACTCACACTGACGCAAGCCAGTTGCAGGATCGTAGTAGCAAGCACCACCTTCATCTACATAGTCTTGCGTTTCCTCTACTGGTTCCTCTTCTACTATGTCCTCAGAGGCAGATGCATTCAGGATACCATACCGCTTACCTGCTGCACGGAATGTTGTACATCCTGATGCACCACCATCGTATGCATCCATGTACACCTGCTTGAACTCTTCCCATGTTACATCGTCACCTGTGTTACATGTCTTTGAACATGCGGAATCAACATACCGTGAGGCAACGTTTAATACCTTGACGTGATCAAACACTGACAGTTCATCTGCAGTCTTACCCTTCACACCGAACACACGATAGCCGTAGTCCTCTACTCGTTCAACCTTTGGTCCGTCGAAGGTTTGGATAGTTCTATCGTAGTAATGGGAGAAGACTGGTTCAATCCCAGAGGATACGTTGTCGGCTGACAAGCTGATAGTTCCTGTTGGTGCAACCGAAAGAAGATGACTGTTGCGAATACCGTGAGTGCTAATGAGATCACGGATATTAGTAGGCAAAGACTTAGCAAAGTCAGAACCAAGGTATGCTTGACTAAAGAGAGGAAACGGACCTTTTTCAATAGCAAGTTCAACTGACGTAGTATATGCAACATCCCTGATCACTCCCATAATTTCTTCTAATGTTTTTAGGAAACGATCACTGCCATATTCAAATCCTAATGCTTCAATAGCATTGGCTACGCCTGTAACACCTAAACCCATACGGCGTTTGCTGATTGCCTCTGCTTTCTGTTCAACTAATGGATAGGTAGCACGATCCACAACATTATCCATAGCACGTACTACATGAGGAATATCATTACGTAATTGGTTCATGTTGAAAACATACTTACCGTCATGTTCTAGTACATACTTTGTAAGATTAAACGAACCTAGTAGACATGCACCGTTAGGCGGTAGTGGTTGCTCACCGCATGGATTTGTAGCTGCAATAGTTTCTACATAGTGTAGATTGTTTTTCTTATTGATACGATCAATGAATAGAATCCCTGGTTCTGCCCAGTCCCATGTACTACGTAATATCTGATCCCATAGTGCGGTAGCACTTACAGTTTTGTATACACGTCCATCAAACTTTAGGTCAAAATCTTTGTCCTCTTTTACCGCAGTCATGAACTCATCAGTCACACCCACCGATATGTTGAACTGTGTCAGTGTATCACTATTGTTCTTAGCTGTAATAAACTCTTCAATGTCAGGGTGATCAACACGTAGCACACCCATCTGTGCTCCACGACGATGCCCTGCAGATGCAATGGTACGACATACTGCATCAAAGATACCCATGAATGACACAGGACCAGATGACTTACTGTCCAGTGACTTGATCAGTGTGCCACGTGGACGTAGTGTACTGAAGTCATAGCCAATGCCACCGCCAAGGCGCATTGTCTCTGCTGCACGACGAGCAGCTTCCATGATACCGTCCATGCTATCTTCAATTGTCATAGACACAAAGCAGTTGTAAGGTGTTACACGACGAGGTGCACCCATTGCTGATTGCACACGCCCTGCAGGTAGAAAGCGTTGTTCGTACAGGATTGTACGGAAGTTATTAAAATGTGATTCATTATCTTTCAGTGCTTCAGCTACACGTGTCATTGCTTCTTTGAATGACTCGCCTTTGCTGCGATATTTCATTGCGTGAATCTCTTCTGAAATTCCTAGTGTTGGTCCATAAGTTTCCATAAGCATTACTCCGTTATTATTTTAATTGCTTTGATTGACATACCATCAATGTCATAAATAAATTCCCGCAAACTTTGGTCAATCTCTTCATCAACTTCACCATCTACAGGAACTGGGTATTCGTCTTCATCTATGTTAAGTGTCAGAAATACTTTTACTAGCATTAATAACATTCTCCCGATAATAATTCATATACCACGTAGCTTTTTCCATATCTTCGTCACCGTTCTTGTATTGCTCTCGCCACGTGTACTTCATATTGTTCCCTTTGATATATCCACGAAACTCTTCTGGTGTTAGGGCGGCACGAATGGCTTCTATGCATTCAATACCTGCGTGATTATAGTGTGGTGGTTTGTTTACATTATCTACCATTCGTATCTCCTTTCTAAAAGTTTACTTTAACTACGTTACCGTCACGTTCTTCTATTAACGGCTTCTCTTCTGCCATTTCATCAGCATCAATCTCATCAACTAGCTTGAACAGCTTACGCCTTACATCATGATCCTGTTCCATTAAAGGTATAGCAGCAATCAACATGTCGGTCAACACTTTCAGATGTGCAAAGTCATCTGGTTTCATTGTGTTATCATCTGTTGTCAGCATACCTACTGTAAGGTCACCTGTCCAATCTCCATTGTCATCCACTTCTGGTGCGATACGGATAACGAAATCATTAGGGTTAAAGTTTATTAGTGAATTTAGCATATGTTTAGCTCCTTTTTATTTTGTCATAAGGAAATACTACTAAGTCTGGATGATTGTCAACACCTTTCTCTTTCAACCATTCTTCTGGAATAACCCTATCTGCATATAAGAATTTATTT